CGTGCTCTTAGCGAGAGGCTCATCTATCAGTCGCGGCCAGAAATTACGCATCGCCTGATTAGAAAGAGCGCGAGATTTATACTTCGCGGTTCCTCCGGTTATGTTTATTGCGACAGTGACCATTATTAGTAATCCGTTGCATCATCCAGGGAAACGAAATCTTGAGCGACCAGGCGCCGTATTTCGGCTTTGGCTACTTCACCACGACCGAGAGGCCCGGCCGCAGCACGTATCCGATTAAAACGCTCGATCGATACGCCATATGTGTTTAAACAATTATCAGCAACGAGAGCCACGACGAAGGGTGTCAATTCCGTTGGACACGAACCATTCGAAGGCCAAGACGCGAGTCCATCCTTCTTCAGGTCAGCGTGAACCTCGTCATAAGCGGTGCCTACACGTTTAGCGTCCTGCGCTTGCAGGGCCTGGTTCAATCGCAGGATACCCAGATCCGTCGCGGCTCTGTTTCTGATTTCAGCTTTTGTCGCCATTAGGCAGCCAGTTTCTCATATGCTTCGACGACATCATCTTTTTTACGGCTTTTCGGCTTCACGCCTTTAGCTTTCAAGGCTGTCAGCATGTCTTCATATGCAACGCCAGCGACTGGAGCGAGGGCAGAAGCTGCGGCCGGTGCATCTACTGCTGCTGCTTTTGCCAGTTCTGCTGCTTCTGCTTCATCTTCCGCAACGGTTTCGGCCTTTGCAGCTGCGGCTTTTTGTTTCTTGTCGGGCTTGCCTTCGATAAAGCATTTGTTGCCTTTGAGTTTTTCAATCAGCTCGTCGTCTTCGACCTCTTGAGGCACGTTCAGATCAAATTCCTGACGTCCCATGAAGTTAATTGCGGCCGGAGGTAGGTTTCCGTCACCTATGTAAGTAAAAATCATTGATAGTCTCCTTTTAATTTAAAACAACGTTATCGGTTAATGTCGGTATATCGTTACCGTCTTCCAGTGCACGGGCGGTTCGTGCCATCGTCTCGTAAGCCTGGACACAGCCGCCATGCGACTGCACCAAGCTTTCAAGGTGCGATATCTCTGCCCTGATTTCTTCAATCCTGTCGTAGTGCTTTTTTGCCATGAGACTGAATTGCTTCAAACTAAATGGCGCCCTGTCGACAGGCTTGCTCTCGTTAGAGCCGTAGAGATATTTCGTTCTTATCATCGGGCAGACATCGGGAAGCGTTACCTTGATTCCCTTACCCCTTGCGTATCCGATCCAGGCCTCCATACACGGACGCTGACGGAAGTATTCACTCTCATCGATCGACATATCGACGCCGACTATCATTATCTGTTCAGCGCCGGCGAATATCGCGTACACCATCATGTAAGATAAGGAGCTCGTCAAATATGGACAGCATTTATCTCCGAACACCTTCGCCGCTTCTTCATAGTACGGGAAGACCTCGCCATCCAGAGGAGAACCTTTCCCAACAACGAGCGGTGAACCATTCTTGTTTATATCAGCCTCATAACGGTCTTTCACGTTATCGTGCATTTCAAAAATCTTGTCTACTTTGCCGTAAAGACTGGAACGGCTTCCCAGTATCCAGATTTTCCATTCCGGATCATCAATCGGTGCTAGGTCTTTTGAAGACGGCGCACCACCAACTATGCAAACTTTCATATTTTCCCCACGTAAAAGATTAAAGGGAGGCCCGAAGGCCTCCCTGAAACCGTTAGTCTATCGTATAAAACAGTTCGACTGCCACTGTGCCGATAGCCGTAGTAGCGGCATCCTTGACGGTGCCGAATACTTCGAGAACGCCATTCGGGTCATCGGTTTGACCTGCGACAAGCTCGTACGCTTTTTTGCCGATGCGATCTATGTCGCCGAGTAACGCAGTGCCTCCAGCATTCGCCGAAGCTAGATCAAGGCCATCAGACAACGCGTCGTCATCTGAAGTGATGTTCGTGTCTACGGAGCCCAGACCTAAATCCAAGGTCGGAGCGCCTGCACTCGCAAGGTCATCACTGTAAACCTTTGACACGCCATGGAGACGAGCATTCGACGGAATTGTGCCGAATCTCACCGTGGTCCCGACACTAGAGACAGCAAGTTCGATAGATGATACGAGAGACTTCACGTTCTGCCCATCTCCCTTACCACCAACAAGGCCTTGAGACGATCGTCTCTCGGTCGCTCTGAAATTGTAAACAATATCTACCATTGATATATACCTTTCTCAGTTAATAGTTAGTGGTTAAACATCAAGAGATGCAGAGTGGAAGGACGTAATCATCCCGTGCTGCTTGTTGTTGTAAAACAACTTTTTGATGTCGTGCTTGGCAGTAATACCGACGCCATTCAGGTGACCGTAGTCATCTTCTTTCCGGCGGTCGAAACGTGCCATTTTACCGATACCAAAACCAAGCGCCTGAGCACCAACAAACCAGCCCATGCTGACACGACTGCCGGCATTACCTGCCGTCCGAAGGTCATCAGCTGCTGCGTTTGCACCCCAGAGACCATCAAATTCATTGGCCCCAGTGGAGTCGATGAACTTATCAAGGTCTTTGATTTCCTTGATAACGACGTTGTCCCACATGAGGTCACCACCGACAAACAGTGGGTTCGTTTTAGAACGCTCACGTGCTTCACGATTGGATTCTCGCATGACCGGATCTTCACGAAGGTCACGGAATGCGAATTTACCGAGCATGAAGATGAACATCTCTTCGTCGTCGTTGATCTGAATAGGACGGATCAGCGGGTCAGCATCTGCAGCGATACGCTTGAGCAAGGTAATCATGTCGGTGTCTATCTTGTCATTCACGGTATCGATGGTTGCGAGTGACGTAGTGTGGTCACCGGCAGTCAGATTGCTTTTTGCTTGTCCGTACAAAATGCGATCCTGGTTGTTCGTGTTCCAGGTATCAAAGTTCGCAGCAGATGCAGCGCTCGAACCAGTTGCACCGGTAGACTCAGCTCCGCCATAGTTGAAGTAAGTCCCGCCGGCTTCAATCGCTCCGAAACCCTGAATCATCTGGTCACGTTTCTTTTCCATCATCCAGTTCATAAGAGCTGGACGTGCTTCACTGAACAGATCGAATTCAGCTTTTTCGTTTTCCTCGTTGTCAATAAGAACACCGTTTCTGAAGTGACGAGGCTGCAACGTTTGAGCGAAGTTCGAGAGTGGTTCCTCGTTACCGGTTAGCTGACTGCTGCCTACGACACCAGGTCCGCCAAGCTTGGCAATAAGGGGGATGGAGACTTTTTTAAGGTCTCTGTTGGTTTGAATTACCGAGTTTTCAGTGTTCCCGATCATTGACCCGAAACGTCCACCACGGACGAATTCACGTCTGACCTTCTTCTGAAACTTGGTAACGACATTGTTTGTACTAATGGAACTATTTGCCATTTTCTAGTCGCCTTTCATGTTTAGGCCTTAGTCGTCAAACAGGGCATTTAAGTCCTGGCTGTCGTCTATTTCCTTTTCCTCCGAGTTGGAGCCTTTGGAAGCGGCCTTGGTTAAATCAGGCACTTTCAACGCTTTCTGCTTTTTCTTGTCAGCTTCGGAAGTCTCTTCATCCTTGTCATCATCGTCAGAGCCTTTGCCCTTCTCCGCTTCGATTTCACCAAGCAATTTCTTGCGCTGGTCCTCGAAGTACGCCTTGCCTTTTTCGTAGGCAAAGAGTGCCGGGTCAGGGTGTTTGTTAAGCTCATCTTTGAGACTAGGATCAAGGCCCTGAAGCACCATAAAAGTGCGCTCCATTTCCTCGTAATCGTCATGTTTTTCGAGCATGCGGTCACGTGAATCGTTGATACGGTCGGTTTCCATCCTTCTCGATACCTTGGCCTCGATATGCTTTTCATAGCCTTCAGGGTCTTCGGCAGGATCCGGAGCGTCGTCGTCCTTATCGTAACGAGCCTTGTATTGTTCGAGTTCTTCCCTAGCTGCTTTACCTTTGCGTCGTTCGTCGTGTAGTGCCGCTATAGGGACTGACTTTGGTTCTTCATCCGATGACGTCTCGGAATCTTCTTCAGAAGTTTCATCGTCAGACTTTTTGTCGTCTGATTTCTCTTCCTTTGCGTCCTTTGCGTCGTCGCCTTCTTGGTCGTTGTCATTGGACTTATCGTCTGATGTATCGCCCTTTTCAGCTTCGTCGCCAGTAAAAACATCGCCGAGGTCTTCAGCGATTTCCTCAGTTTCTTCTGTTTTTTCAGTGTCTTCTGATTCTGCAGTGTCAGTCATAGTTTACCTCATGAATTGCGCCCGAAAATGCGGCGGCCATATGCGCCCGAGAACCCGGCGGCGGTATAAGCACATAATGTGCGTATTCTTGAAACGTGTTCGATTTTCGCTGTTTTCTTTACACGTTTATAAAACATGTTAACGAAACGAACATTTATTGACACGAATGTCGGTTAGCAGCGGCGGCCTGCTCTTTAACGCCCGGAAACCTTATACACTAACGCTTGTCACCCTGTCAGGCGGACTTCTTGCCAGCAGAGCGTTTTCAAGCTTCGTTTGAATAGCTTTCTCAGTATTGATTTGAACCTTCGACATAGTCTCAGCGGTCTTTGCTCTTACCTCTTGCGTTCTGAGCTGCTGCGTCGTGCCGGCAGACTCTGCGATGGCTTGCCTTCGTGCTTCAATCTTTTCAATCAGTTCATCTTTGCCACGTATTTTCGACACTTCGATAAGGTCGAGAATGTCTACATCGCCGCCTTGTGCGAACTGTACCAACATAGCGAATTGTTCTTCCTGAATGTTCACCACATCGAATGACTGGTCGAGGACAATATCGACCTCTATTTCAGCAGTCTGATTCCTAACCTGCACAAATTGCTCCAGCGTCTCTTGTGCGACCTCCTGAACTTGCAGGGAAGTCTGCACAGCACTAATAGCGCCTTGGTCTCCCTGTTTGGCTGCCTCTATCGTTTCCGGACTTGGTCCCTGTGCTGCGTTCATCAGGAAATTAAACGACGCTGCGATTTGACGTCTGCGCTGACGGCTCAAAGATTTGTCATTGATCTGCTCTTCCATCCATTCCTGAGCAGTGATGTCGAACGTGTTCAGACCGACCCAACGTAATTGGTCCTGATT